TACATCTACCCTTATATTTTGCAATAAACGGCATAATTTCACCTTTTAAGTTAGGATTAAAAATTGATATCAATTAGATATCGCATAAGAGCCTATAAAAAGCCCTTATACGCTATTAATTAATGATATTAATAGTCTCTACCTTTAATCTGTGTAAACCCGCTCAAATCCTTTACAGCCTTACCTTTAGCGTACAGTGCTACAACTACTGTTTTAGGCTCTATATGTCTTACGTCAGTGTTATCACCGTCGATTACTGGCCAGCCTCTAAAGGTAGAAGGTATATTCTCTATTTTGTCAAATACTACAGCAACTCGAGCGTTACCAGGATTTAAGATGCCTTTAATCGTTACATTTTGCGGTGTAATACCAGAATAAGAATAGGTAAGGTCATAGTTACCAGCTGTTTTACCTTCTAAATTACGAGCTGGGTGTTTTGTATAGTCGTAAAACTGTACATAAGGGAATAATTGAAAAATATTTTTATTATCGATTACCTTAAGATTTTCGTAGAGAATATCGCTAGTGCCGTTTAAACGAACTAACGGCTTTAAACCCTTATTTTTAGCGCTATTAGCTAATGACCAGATATCGGCCGCTACTGATAATAGGAAAGCTTGTTGATGCTGGTAAAAGTAATCCGTTTTAGATTTTCTAGCAGCTTGTACGCTATTAAACGCTCCTCGCCCAGCATCTTTGAGACAAGCTGCCATGCACCCAGCTGTCTTTGCCATGCTGCAAAGCTTATTATCAGGCACTAGGTAAACGATACCGGTAAGAAAACCGATAGATTCTCCCTTTACTGTTTTAGTTGATGCTGTGCCTAGAATTGTCTTATAAGTAAGATTTAATTCTTTTAATTTGAGTTTATATGGATTTTGCATTTATAGCTCCTTAGGAGAGAGTCGATAGTAAAAGCACTATCGCATAGCCCCCATAAGAGGCTATACGCTAGGCTCTTAATTAAAAGTAATGGCGCTCACGATAATAAAATTCAGTGAGCTTGTTAAACTTAGGATATCCAGAACCGCCAACAACACTGAAGATTAATTCAACATCTCCGATAACACCATCCTCAAGATATATTGAATCAATGCTATCTATACACTCTTCAATTGCATACTGAGCAGAGCCGCCAGAGCCGAAACCGATTTCCCATCCATTGATTGTTGCTGTTACATTCATTGTGTTTACCTCTTAGGAGAAGATTGTTTGAGTTAGGATTTAACAACATTTTTAGTGTTGTTACTACGTATTATATATGTATATATATGTAAGTCAATAGCTAAATTAAATAAATATTTCTATTAATAATCAATAGTCAATAGATTTTATGTATGAGTTATTAAGTATTAAACTATAAGTTAGTAAACACTTATGTAATTTAGGTGCTACAATATATATAAATATCTTATTGAATCAATACGTATGATAGTGTATGTATATCTACTATGTATTATCAATGTGCGATTAAGAATATCTATCGGGGTATTCAACCCTCCTATCTCGCATTTAACATAATATCTGTAACCCTCCCTTAGTGCTCAATTTGGTTATGGTCAACGTGTCATCATTGCGTAGTCATCACCATGCGAGTGCGTGGAGACTGAATGGGACTGAGTAGCGTTGTGTGCGTGCCCCCCACTTGTCCCCCCCATAAAAAAATTTACATATTTGGTAGGGTTGGGTATGTTGTTGTGTTGAGCAGGTCTATTGTGTGTGTTTGGGTGAACACGGTTCTGGCTGGGTGTTTTGCGTATGGGTTGTAGGTTGTCCACAGTGGTCCTGTTTCTACGGCTGTGATGGCTTTGCAGGATTTGGCTAGAGCACCTATATCTGTGACGGACATGTTGAGTTCTATGGTGCTTTGGCATTGCCCTGTGGGTAGGGTGGTGATGACTGTTGAGCCTTCTTCTAAATACTTTTTGATGAGTTTTTCAAAGAACCAGGGGTTGTAGTCGGGTAGTTGACCTGACATGGGTACGCTATTGATGATTAGATAGTCGTATTGTGGGTATTCTTTTCTTTGTAGTTCTGGGTAGTCAAAGAGGAAGTCGTCTTTGTTTTTGATGGGGTTAACTACGCTGAGTTGTTCAGACATCTTGCTAAACCAATGGGTGTAGAACTCTGACCAGGTTGTGCCTGGGGGTCTTGTTTGGAAGGTGTTGTTTGCGCCTATCCAGGCGTTGATAGCGTCTGCGGGTTTAGCGGGTAGGTCTATGAGGACAATGTCTGTGTCTTCAATTAGGGGGAGCAGCTGGTCGTGATAGTGCTGATGGCAGTAGTGGGTAGCGGGTAGTCCTAGTTTGCGTAGATAGTTTAAGTGGATGAGGTTATCTCCCAGGTGGTATTCGTTAAATGTCCTAATCATTGCTTACTCCTTTAGATTATGGTATTATTAAGTTATAGGTAGAGGTGATTATATGGAGATATTAGAAATACAAAAGGGTATGTTGTTACCCAGTCCAAGGGTGGTGTACGCATATCCGTATGAGAGTATGGAGGTGGGGGATAGTTTTACTGTGCCGGTGGTTGCGAGAGCTAAGGTTCTTAATGCCAATTACAGGGCTAGTAAGAAGTTAGGGTTTAAGTTCTCTAGCAAGTCAGAGGGTGAGTTACTGAGGGTGTGGAGAATAGCGTGAAAAAAAAGTTGTTTGGACCTACTTACTGGATAAGAATGGCAGAGTGTTGTTACGACTGGCATCAAGATGAACCTGACATGAGGTGGGAGAAATTAATGTATTTTTATCTGTTTAAACATTACGGATACAAAGAGTGAAATGATAGAACTACTGTGGATGAATGAGGATGAGTTAAGAGAGCACTGCCATCTGTTGGTAGAGGCTTTGCTCACCTCTGAGAATCACAGGATAGCGTTGATTAACAATATGGGGAAAGCGTTGGCATATGGATACAACAGAGGATACACAGATGCGTCTGTACAACTCAAGACTGAGACTCAAGCGGGAGATGCAAAGAGCGTTGTCTTGCATTAGTCCTGGGTCTAAAAGGTATTTGGTAAAAGAATGGAAAGATAAATATTCTGAAGTTGTTTATAACGAACTTATCAGATGTGCCAAAAACAGAGATGCTGCAGAAGTTATATCCAAGTGGGATTTAGATAAATTATGAGAGTAGCAGTCATAACGCCTTATTACAACGAAAGTATATTTACTCTCAATCAATGTATTAAGAGCGTAGAAAAACAAACATACAAAGACATACATCACTTTGTAGTTGCGGATGGAAATCCTTTTGATGACATGGATGATTACACTGCTAACTTTACCCACATATCATTACCGCCCTGCAGAGACTTTGGAGACACTCCCAGGGGTGTTGCTACTGCTGTTGCATGGGCACAAGGTTTTGATGCTGTAGCTTACCTGGACGCAGATTGTTGGTATCACAAAGACCATATAAGAACTATGGTAGGTGTAATGAAGGAGTCAGGCAGAGACATCATCACTTGCCCTAGAAAGCTCTACACAAGCTCGGGTAAGTTTTTGGCTGAGTGTATAGAGTCAGATGGCTGGACATTTAATGACACCAACTGTTTCTTGTTCAAGCGTAATGTGTTTGGCATCTTGTCAACCTGGATGTTCAAAGACTTGAATATGTGTGCGGTAGATGACAAAGTGCTTTGGCAAGCCATCCAGCAGTTTGGTATACAGACGGCTAGGTCTTTAAGACCAACAGTTAACTACACAACAACACTTGCGTTTCATTATCAACAACACGGCAAGAAAATCCCTAAACACGCTAAAGTCATAGCAGATATAGGTGACGGATTAAAAACATACAACTACTGGGAATTACATGAACTTCAATCTGCAGCAGTTCTACAAGTTCTGTAGTGAACTTAAAATTGAGACAAAAGAAGAAGGTCTCAAGAAAATGGGTAAGCTCCTGGGGACTCAAACCTATGTTATGGAAGAAATACAAAAAGGACTTAATGAGGATGTACATTTCTTTGTTATTCTTAAAGGTCGTCAGCTGGGTATTACTACTATTAGCCTTGCCCTTGATTTGTATTGGCAATTTACTCATCCTGGTTGGCAGGGCACTCTTGTTGCCGATACTGAAGAAAACAGAGATATGTTCCGGTCAACTCTGGGAATGTATATTGACGGTTTACCCAAGGAGTACAAGATTCCTTTGGTTGCTCACAACCGCAATCAAATGGTCCTCAAAAACAGGTCCAGAATCTTTTATCAAATCGCTGGTAACAAATCTAGACTTGGTCAAGGTAAAGCTATCACTTACTTACACGGCACTGAGACAGCGTCTTGGGGCAATGAAGAAGGACTCGCATCTTTGATTGCCTCTTTAGCTGAAAAGAATCCTGAACGCCTGTATATGTTTGAGAGCACAGCCCAAGGTTTTAATATGTTTCACGATATGTACAAAACGGCTAAAAAAGCCCGTACACAACGTGCAATATTTTGTGGCTGGTGGAGAAACGAATATTATTCTCTAGGTCCTGAGACAAAAGAATACAAAGTCTACTGGGACGGAAAACTCAAGCCTGAAGAAAAAGAATGGGTTAAAGATATTAAAAAACTCTACGGTGTCGAGATAAACTCTAGACAAATGGCGTGGTGGAGGTGGAAAATGTATGAAGGTATTAAGGATGAAACCCTGATGTACCAAGAGTTCCCACCTACAGAAGACTACGCTTTTGTGATGACAGGTACTAGCTTCTTCTCTAACTCACGCTGCACAGACGCAGCCAAAATTGCGAAAGGAAAAGACTATGAGTGCTTCAGATACGCCTTTGGACAACTCTTCCAAGACACAGAGTGCATACCGTCCACAGACCGTTTGGCAACGCTACGGATATGGCAACAACCCGTTGATACCGCCTTCTACGTTATCGGGGCAGACCCAGCTTACGGCAGCTCAGACTGGGCTGACAGATTTTGCATACAAGTCTTTAGAGTCTATGCAGACGGACTTGACCAAGTTGCTGAGTTCGCCACATCGGAGCTTAACACTTACCAGTTCGCTTGGGTCATTGCTCACCTTGCTGGAGCATACAAAAACTCGACTCTTAACCTCGAAGTCAACGGACCAGGACAAGCCGTAATCAACGAACTCAGAAACTTAAAACGTTTAGCCTCTGCTATGGAAGGAGGCACTGGTCGTGGACTCATGGACGTACTTGGCTCTATGTCTAATTACATCTGGAGGCGTTTAGACTCTATGGGTGGTCTGTCCAACTCCATAGGATTTGTGACCACAAGCTCTTCCAAAGAACGTATGCTCTCTTACATG